ACAGCTAAGGCATCGGTTGCAGGTGATCCTGTTCCCGTACTATATTTGGTTATAATTACTGTGCCTGCCATATCCTAATTCCTTTTAAAAAGATCCGCCGTTAATTTTTAACAAAGAGTTCGTGTCTTCAATAATAGGTTTAACTTTAAACTTACCGGCCGATGCATCGTATTGCATAATAGAACCATCTGTTCTTGCAGATATATCAACATCCGTTAATCCTGCCAAACTCTGGCCAGTGGTAAGTAATACTTTTTGCGCTTCAATAGTTCTTTGCGCTGAACTTTTTGCCATCAAACTCGGTGTTGATGTTATCTTTCCTTGTAATGCCATTACTGTGTTACCCCTGGTCTAACTGTAAGTTGTCCTTCTATGACTCTCGTCTTAATTCCTGAACTTGTCTTTGTTATCTCTACATCATATACGTATCGACCGGCCTTCATGGCATTTGTTGTCGAATTGCTTAAAGCTATTGTCAATTTACCGGCAGCTGCATCTTGCACTGTGCATGTCAAAGCTACTGCGGTAGTGGATGAATAAGTCTTTCTTATCTGTCCTGCTACTGAATAGCCAGTTAGATTCGCAGTTGTTCCATCAGTATCATCTACTAATATCTCAGCTGAAAAATCTGTTCCTTGGTCTACACTTAAATCTGAATATACTGCCATCGTTATACCTTATTTATAAAATGTTATGATCCAGCGCCGTACATTGTTTTAACTGTACTGCCCGCTGCATTAATAATTAGTAATGATACTTCATCTTTCAACTTAGCTCTTGATATTGCATCGTTCACTACCTTTGCTTCAGTGATAGCATTATCTGCTATGTCAGCCGTACTAGTACTTCCCGCTGTACGAGTAGTAGCAATACTAAATGAACCTAAGTTAGTCATTGTACCAGAACCGGTTACGTCACCAGTTAGTGTGATCGTTGGATCATTGATATTAAAGTCAAGTGTGTTATCACTATCCTCATATGTTACCGAGATACCTGATTCAGTGTTGCCACCAACCATTGCACCGACAGTATCAGCAATTGTTTCTGCTATAGATATGCCTGCTACTGTTAAAGCATCAGTCTCTAATATACCATTAACATCAACGTTACCCTCAATATCTAAACTGTTAGCCGTTACGGCTCCTGTCACTGTAATACTATCTACAAAGGCATCTTTAAATCTTACAGCTGTTGTACCTAAGTCAACATCACTATCTATTCCAGCGCTAAATACACCATCTATTAATTTTACTTGGTCTGCACCACCTGCTCTAAATACAATATTATTATCAGTAGAAAAATCTATATCGTTATCAGCATCTCTACCAATAACTAATGCAGCATTTTTAAGAGATGTTACTGTTGTTTGTGTTGCACCTAATACAAAATCTAATGTGTTGTCACTATCTTCATATGTTACTGCAACACCTGTTTCAGTATTACCAGCAACCATTCCTCCAACCGTATCTGATATTGTTTCAGCAAGAGTAACACCATTAACTGTAATTGCATCTGCTTCTAATATACCATCAATATCTACATTAGCAGAAAAATCTACTGTAGCAGCTGTAACTTTTAAACTACCAGTTCCTGTATCTGCTATATATGAATTTGAACCATCATGGTATATCTCTAAGCCATCTGATGATGTACCAAGTATAACCTTCTTGTTATCATTAAAGACCAAATTGCCGGTCATTGTTGATCCAGCAACAGTTACACTACCAACAACAATTCCCTGATGTGCCTTAAGAGCAGCAACAATGGATGTAGCACCAATATCACTTACCGTTACTTCTGCTGTATTACCTACCGCAGTACCAATCTCATTAGTCTTTACCCTCCATTGTTCAAAGGTATTTGCTGTTGTTACGTTTACTGTTGCCATATTATCTCTCTATTAGTTGTTTAAGCATATCTTTAATTTCAGATACATCTTGTTCTACTTTATTTAATCTTTCAGCCTCTGCTTTCATTCTAGCCCTATTGGCTGAATGTTGTGCACCTTCGCTACCCATATTTATAATAGCACCAGACTTTGGGTCTCTTACTAAATCACTATGTCCTTCAACTCTTATCATTATACTTGCACTGCTATAGCACGTAGCTGTTGAATCTTAGGAACAAAACTTGTACCTGTAGATCTCATCACTATCTTAATTGCAAAATTAGTAAATGTATCAGTAGGATCAATAGTGTATTCTGTCTCTTCATAAGAAGATCCATCTGAGAATGCAACATTAGTTAACACGTTTGTTTGTAAGACCCATGCACCAGCATCAAAAGTTGCTAAAGTATTACCAGTCTTGTAATATAAATCAATGAATGTACCATTTGGTCTATTAAGATCTACATAAACTTTAATTTGATCTGATGAAACTGCTAGTTCAACCGTCTTCGTTACATACTTAGCTAATGAAGTACCATCAACCTTATCTGTTTCAGCAACAATCGTAAGACCAGAATGATCTGTAGCATCAATTAAACCAGTGTTATTATCAATTCTGTTTGCAATAGCAATTACAGATGATCTTTCCATATCAATAACCGGCGATAAGTAATTATTCGTCGAAGAGAATGAACCATTAAGCTGTATTGTATGTGTTGAACCAGACTTAATAACTTGAGGAAGTAATGGTGTATAGTTATCATTAGCAGTAACCGCTTGAGCAGTTCCTGATATAGATCCAGAAGATTTAGGTGATGTATTAACAGTCCATGACTGAGCTGTATCAGGTAGTACAATGTTTTGAATAACAGGAAGCATTGTATTCCAATCTAGATTTTGAAGTGCTGTAGCCGCAGTACCACCACCGTTACCGGCAGTAATAGCATTAGCGTGAGCTGCAGCAGCAATAGTGATAGTATAATCATCTGTTGTTGCTTCAGTAATCGTATGAGCTTTATTTAACTCAGCTGCAGTAAAACCGTTCGTTGCAGCGAAGCCAGCAAATGTTGTTGAATCACCAGCTTTCATACCATGATCTCTATGAGCCACTTTAACTATATTATTTGTACTTGCATTTGTAGCTAATGTTGTTAATGGATTGCTCTTTAAAGCTCTCGGACCTAACACATCATTTCTTAATACCGCTGTGCGTGTAGCAGAGATATCAAAGACACATCTATTCATAACAAACATCAAGTCTTTAGTTTGGTCAGCAGTCCATGTAGAAGCATTCTGTGACATAAATAAAACACCGTTGTATGGCTGTGATGAAATTCTGTTACCAGAAGCATCTTCACCACCGATCTCAGCATAACGTACTGTGTAGTTATTTGAGTTAGCTAATAGAACAAAAGCGAATTCAACTTTATCTTGTAAGTATACAGGTGATGGGAATGTGAATGATGTAGCTGTACCATCTATATTAACTGATCCAGGATTAAGTGTAACATCAGAGAATGGTAGAACCTCTTGTGTTGGGAAACCATTAACCATTCTTCTTATCTGTAATTGTACCGGTATAGCAGCATCTTTAGCAGTAAAGTAAATATCTATTCCACTAATGAATGCAGCCTTATCAAGTAATACTGATTGTGCTAATGGATCACTCCATGACACAACTCCACTATCAACAGTTTGACGTTGTAGTCTAGGAGTTCTAGTTGATAGAATAACTTCTTCTCTAGTTTCAATTAGACCTGCCGCAGTATAATCTGCAAATGCTGATGTATGTGTTAGTGCATCATTGTTAGCACTAGAAGATGTTAATTTAAATTCCTTTGTACCACATGTGAAATTCAATGCAGAGTTATTAGGTATTAAGAATGAACCTGTTACAGCACCGTTCGCATCTGTTGTTAATGCACCTGCAGCACTTGGGTGAGCAGTCTGAGTATTCGGTCCTACTAAAGGAGTATAACCTGGCTGAGCTTCATTAACAAACGCAGCTACAGAAGTACCATCAAAGAATGCATATACTTGAGTAGCAGGTTTCATACGTGTAGCACTAAAGTGTACAAGTCTTGTTCTCATAAATGGAACAAAGTTAACTTCTACAACCCTATCACCTTGACTAACTCTTGAAGTTTCAACTGCAATAGTTGTTTGAATACCTGTTCTAGATTTACCAGACTTATATCGTGTACTTCCACCGCCATAAGTATATGACCATGAACCTCTAGTAGTAGTTCTTCGGCTATTTCCCCAGCCTGGACTAACACCACCACCAGTAGTTGTACCTGGAGTATAGACAGCATTATAACCACCGCCGCCACCGCCTGACCAATGAGTTTTCCATGCACCCCATACAGTTCCTAATTGAGGTTGTAATGCTTGTACCATAGCATCAAATTCGCCATCATTGTTGATGGTAACCTGTGGTCTACGATCTATATCAATCCATTCATCAGTCGATGGCGATAAAGCCATTGAACCTGTCCAGTTGAATACGTTATAAGGGTTAACATTAATTTGACCAGAGTACTGTGTCTGGCTTATTAAAGCAGCAGTACTATATGGTAATGTAACTAAGTCACCTGTTTTTTGTGTGCTAGATGATGCATGATGTACCATCGCAGCATTACCTTGAGAAAATGCAGGTCTTAGTGTACGATTAGGTATATCAACAGATGCTCTATATTCTTTTGACCAAGACTTAGACATACGAGTATTCGCAAATCCGTCTACTAAGTAACCAGCTTTCCATCTTGGATTATTATCTGTATCTAAAATTTGTCTGTTCTGTGCTTCAGTCTCTAAGAAATTAAGTGCAGTATAGTATTCTACTTGACCAACTCTTGTATCAAGACGACCGATGTCACGCATTGTGTATCTACGTTGATCTATAAATTCAACACCAACTTCAGCTGTAGTTAATGTATAAGCAGGTATGCTTAATGTATATAGATGCATTGAATCACTTGGACAGTGACCAGCTTCAGGGTTACGTGCTGGAACACCAACTGTAACACCGAATTTACCTTTAGAATCTAAAAAGACTTTATCCATTCTAGGTAAGTAGAACTGAATATCAGTTTCAAATTGTGAGAATCTTCTTGGAGCAAATGCTGTTCGTGCACCTGTACCAGTAAAGTTAGTACCAGCATCACTGACACGTGGTCTAAAGTCAACAGCTGATCTTAATTCTTGACCATCAGGTGTTGTTGGAATAAGTGAGTAATCAACTTGACCTGTATATGAATCAACTGTAAAGAAGTCACCTGCCGAATGTGTAAAGAACTTATATGTAACAGTAAGTGCTACAGCCGCAGTATAGTTTGATGTGGTCTTAAGTTTAATACGACCAATACCATACTTAGTCTCTGTTTGTCCAGTATCTAATTCAAAATGTTCAGTAACATTAGCAGATCCTGAAGTCTCAACAACTGAGGTTAAACTAAATATATCAGCTTTACCTAGAGCTTGACCGTCACCAGTATATCCACCTGACACACCAGCAGCGAAAGCTACTGCAGTATCTGAAGATAATGTTTTAGTCTTATGAATTGCAGTTTTAATAACAGGTGCAATTAGTCTTACACTATCACCATTAGCTGATGAAGGTAAGTTAGCTATGACAACACTTGGAGGTGATGCAGCATTATTAATTGTAATGTCAGCCACAACAACTTCTTCACCACCGACTGTTGAGTCAGTATCGTTAATTAGAATCCAGTTTGTGTTTGCTCCTTTAGAACCGAATTGCTCACCAGCAGATGCAGCAGTAAATGTAGCAGTACCAGAACCTGATACAGTAGCTGCAGTAAATACACGGTTAATTTCGTATCTATAGTTATAATCATCAGTAGCACTTTCGTCAACAACGCTATCACATGATTTAACTCTTTCATATGGTAGATCAAATACTAAGTTGTCAGTACCAAGGTTATATGCTGTAGTAGCAGCTGAGTCAGCTATCGTTGCAGCAAATGTTGTGCCTGATGCAGTACCTTCTTTATCATCTAGAGTAACAGCACCGGTCATTGTACCAGTGAAATCGAATATATGTAATCTATATCGTGAAGCAGTAGATGCACCATTACCACTTACACGTTCGATTGAACGAACACGACAAGTACCAATCTCACTACCACCTGAATTCTCAATACTTATTGTACCGAATGTAGTAATATCAGGTACGCCAGTCATATGAGTACATTCGATAAACGCATTATGATTTATCTCTGTTACTTTATCTGTAACTAATTCTGATGTTCTTGCTTTATCAAAGGTTAAATTTGTTGTAGCTAATGTCTGTATCTCATAACCTCTTACATAAGCTTTAGAAGGCTCAATTGCAAGAGATAATTTAGTAGCATCAGGACTTGCTGCCTGATGTGTTTTGACAAGTGCTTTGAATGGGTTAACATAATAGTTACCTGATTCATCAAATGTTCTACGAGCTAGTGTATCAGCTAGAACATTATAATCAGCACTGTTTGCATTCTTAGTAATAACACCAGCTTCTAATCGAGCAATAAGAACAAAGTTACCTGAGGCAGCATTTACTGCTTGAGTACTTAGTACTGCTGTAATAGAATAACGATGTGCACCTGGAGCCGAAACATTAGGTGTACCTGTAGCATTATCATTTAATGATGCATCCTCACCTGAACTAACTAATTTTTCAGTGACAAGTAAACCAATATCAAATGATACACTTGATGTATACTTAGATAATACAATAGTCTTGGCCTTAGCCACAACCATATGTTTCTTAATATAATAAATACCATCTTCAATAGATACAAGAGAACCGAATCCAGTTGCACCAGATGCTTTCACTTCAGCTGTCTTACTACCTGTTGCTGTTAGCGATGCATTATCTGCAAATACTGTACCTGATGTGTATTGTACCCAAAGTGTAATAGGATCAGAGCCAGTAGCTAGAGCAGCATGAATAACTTTTGCTTTATTAGTACCATCACTAAATTCAGTACCAAGTAATTCAGCAACCGTATCAGCAGCTGCATTAACAGAATCTAATTTAACATAGTCAATTTTATTATGTAAGTGAACTGCACCAGGGACAACAACCGAACCATCTTTAAATAAATGATCACCTTGCGATGATATCTGATGTTGCAGCGCTGTTTGTAATTGCGTTAACTCTCTTGCTTGTACCGCCTTACCTGGACGAAATAATACTCTTTGATATTTTTCTTTAGGGCTTAAACCATCAGCTCCGGCCGTTAGAAAATCGTCGTAATATGGGGTTACATTAAATGAAATTGCCATGTTTCTATCCTATTTAAAATGCGATTATTAATCTTACTGTTTCAACTTGACCCGCCGATCTAGTTGTTGCTGTTCTATTTTCTATAAACATAACATCACCTTGATGATGGTTAATCAATGGTGCACCTACTGCTGTGACATCATTACCAGCACCTGATGAACCGGTTGCACGAGTAAAGTGATTTACATTGATTACTCCGAATCCAGTAGATTCATTCTGTATATAATGTAATACACCACTTGTGTTATTATATTCTACCACTATACCTTTAGCACCAACCGTGCCACTTGTATGAGCTTCGAATGCAAAGTCCGCTACATATGTAGATGCTAATGAAGCAGGAATCGTTACACTCTTACATGTATTGTATGCCGATGCTTCTGCAACTTGTGCAATAGTACCTGTACTTGAACCAGTTAACGTTGTAGCGATAGCTTTAAATATCTCTCCAACAACCGGGTTACCAGATGTAGATCCTGCAGTTGCAAAGTTAGCATCTGTAGTATTACCTATTGTTAAGATCTTATAGAAGTTACCTACAACCATTGAGCCAGTAGCTGAGATCGTTGCTGATTCAGTAGCTTTCTCAATAGGGTTTTTAACAACTGCTATTTGTCTAAAGTCATTACTATCAGGTATTGCTCCTGACTCATCGCCAGTAAATACCGTATTGATTGTTACATAGTGTGAACGTAAGTCGTTAGTAGCATCTTTACCAAATCCACCGATTGGGCCGATGACTGGTCTTACTACACCACCTGAACCACCGCCACCACTTATTGTGACAACCGCGTGTCTGTATCCTGTACCAACGTTAGTCATTGTAATAGCTGTGATTGCACCACCAGAAACTGTAGCTGTAGCTGCAGCACTTGCACCATTACCTGCAATTGTTAATGTAGGAGCTGATGTGTATCCAGTTCCTGCAGTTGTGATCTTCATATTAAAGATTGCACCATCGACTGCATTTGTTTGAACACTAAATTGATTTGTTAATGCACTATCAGAACCACCTGGAGGTGTTTCTTTAATATGCCTTACCGGTATAAATGATGTTGTTAAGAATTTAGTTACATCAGCTGTTGGGACTGTATACATGTATTTCCATATATAACCATCTGATCCACTATGATTGATAACACCAGATG